GGATACTGAACGAGTCGAGCGGGGCGTCGAGCGGCGCGGCCGGCGCGCTGCTCGGACTGGCCAGCGCAGTGGACGCCTACGGCGCGGCCATGCAGCGCAACCGCGAGTTCTACGACAAGAACCCGGAGCTCGGCGGCTTCTTCTACAACGCCCGCCGGCTGATCTCGTCCGACTTCAGGGCGTCCGAGGATGCGCGACTGCTGGCCCAGGAGGTCGGCCCGAACGAGGCTGTCCTGGCCGCCAAGGCCGCCGAGTTCAACCGCATCCAGCAGGAGGCGAAGAAGGCCGCCGAGGCCGTCAACTCGTTCGCCACGGCGACGGGCAACCTGACGCGCCAGGAGCAGAAGCAGGGCGCGCAGACGAAGCTGCTGCAGGGCTTCGCTGGCGCGGTCAAGGGGCTGGCCCAGGACTCGGATCAGTACCTGCGCGCCTATCGTGCGCTGCAGACCGGGATCGACAACATCGAGACGCAGTATGCGGCGCGCAAGACCGCTGGCACCAAGGCGACCGACGACCGCGCAGCCGCCCTGAAGCGCGAGATGGAGGCGCAGGAGTCGCTGAACGCCGTCATCGCACAGGCGATCCAGCGCGACGATGATCGCGCCGCCAAGGATGCTGCCGATGCCCGCAAGGCCATTGAGGAGGATCTCGCCAAGCGGATCGAGGCGCAGAAGAAGCTCAACGAGACGCTCGCCGACGAGGTGCAGTCGCTGCGCGAGACCTCGGAGGAGCGCGGCCTGTCGGTGGATGCCGTCGATCGCCTGCGCGTGGCGAGGCTCAATGAGGCGTCCGCGATGCAGATCGAGGACTTGCAGCGGCGCGCGCTGTCCGCCGGCAGCGAGGCCGAGCGACTATCCATCGAGCAGACGATCACGAGCCTGCGCGAGCTGATCGAGCTGCGCGGCCAGGACGTTGAAGGAAAGGTGGCCGACCGCGCAGCGGATGGCGCGTCGCGCGCCGCTGATCGCGCGGCTGACCAGTGGGCCCGCACTGCCGACCAGATCGGCCAGTCACTGTCCGACGCCCTGATGGACGGCGGCAAGTCGGCAAGCGAGTACATCGAGGGCCTGTTCCGCTCGATGGTGCTGCAGCCCATGATTCAGGGCTTGGTCGTCAACCCAATCACGCAGGGCATCGGGCAGGCCTTCGGCGGCGCCGGCGCGTCGTCCTCGGGCGGCATGGGTGGCATGGGCGGCGTCCCCGGCATGGGCAACATGGCCGGCTCCGCCGCGCTGTGGGCCGGCTCGGCGCTCGGCACTGGCACGGCGCTGGGCGGCTTTGCCACGGGCATCGGTACAGCGCTGTCCAGTGGCGCCGGCACCGCTGCCACCTGGGCGGCGGGCTCGTCGCTTGCCGGCACCGCTGGCGGCGCGGCTGCAGGCGCGGGCATGATGGCAGGAGCTGCGATCCCGTACGTCGCCGCCGCAATCGCCCTGTACTCGCTACTGTCCTCCGGCGGCGAGCGTCGCGCCGGCTCCACCTACGGCTACAGTGCGTCTGCGCTGGACTACGGCCAGGGCCTGCAGGGCATCTGGTCCGATGAGGTCGCCGGCAGGATTGGCGCAGGCCAGACCCGCTTCATCGGCGGGCCGAGTGGCGGCGAGATCGGCGGCGACGTCGTGCGTGAGTCGGTGGCCGCCACCGTGGGCGGCATCAACGACCTGTTCGAGCGGCTGGGCTCCCCCGACCGGATCGACCAGTTCTGGGGCAAGCTGGAACAGAGCGAGAAGGGCCGCGGCGGCGTCTTCGCTGGCGGCGCGCTCACCTCGGGCGCGAGCTTCGGCGAAGCGAGCTGGGAGTCTGGCACCTCGCGCACGCTGACGACCGAGGAGGCCACCAGCGCCTTCGCCCTCGACCTCCAGCAGTCCGTCGTCCAGGCGCTGCAGGCCGCGACCGACATCCCGGCGAGCATCAGCGACCTGCTGTCTGGCATCGACGCCGAAGCGCTGACGCAGGAGCAGGTGGGCGCGCTGCTGCAGTCCGTCGAGTCGATCGTCAGCGTGACCGCTGCCATGTCCGCGCTCGGCGTTCAGGCCGATGCCGTGACTACTGCGATGCTCGCCGCTGCGGGCGGCGCAGACACGCTGTCCAGCGCTGCAGCGAGCTACTACCAGGGCTACTACAGCGAGTCCGAGCGGGTGGGCGCGCTCTCCGAGCAGCTCGCCGGCCAGATCGGCGCGCTGGGCCTGGAGATGCCTGGCACTAGAGACGAGTTCCGGGCGCTGGTCGAGTCGCTGGACCTCACGACCGCGCAGGGCCAGTCGGCCTACGGAACGCTGCTCACGCTCTCGGACGCGTTCGGCGTCGTGGCCGATTCTGCTGCGTCTGCGGCAGACGAGAGTCTGCGCGCGGCGCAGGAATCGGCGCGCGCGGCGCAGGAATCGGCGCGCGCGGCGCTCGACGCGCAAAGTGCGGCGATCGAGGACGAAATTGCAGCGATGGTGCGGGCCTTCGGCGACCTTGAGGGCGCGATGAGCGCGCTCGATGCGCCGGCTGAGAATATCGTCGAGCAGTGGCAGTCCGCATCGCAACAGCTCGCCGACATGACGCGCGAGCTGGATCGCATCCTGGGCACAGGAGAAGCCGGCCCGTTCGATGCGCTCGCGCAGACGGTGGCGTCTCTGGCGAGCGCCAGCCGTGGCATCGAGGCCATCGACCAAATGCGGTTTGGTGTGGCGACCTCGGCCGCCTCCGATCAGAGCGTCGAGCTGATGGCACAGCGCGAGCGCGAGCTGTTCGCCGAGCTGCGCACCGCCGCCGACCCTGCCGCGGTCGCGCAGGAGCTTGCGCAGGTTGCGCTGGCACGGATCAAGATGGCCGGAGACCTGTCTGGCCAGGTGCTCGCAGATGAGTATCGGGAGCAGTACGAGTCGGCGCGGGCGGTGCTAGATCTGCAGCGTGAGTCCAGGGACGAGCAGATCAGCGCCTTGCGCGAGCAGATCAGCGCAGCGGAGCAGATGCGCAGGATCATCGGCGGCATGCGCGGCGTGATCGACGATCTGCTGGTCGGGGACTTGTCCGCGCTCGGGCCAGAGGGGCGACTGGGCGCCGCGCGGCAGTCCTACGACAGGACGCTTGCGGGGGCCCGCGCTGGCGACGTGTCCGCGATGTCCGAGTATGCGGATGCGCTGCGCACGTACCTCGGGCAGTCGCAGAGCTACTACGGCGGCGCGACCTCTGAGTATGCGTCGGCGTTCGCCGCTGCATTGGCCGAGGCAGAGGGGCTGGCCGGGACGCAGGTTAGCGACATTGAGCTGCTCTCGTCTCAGCTAGAGACGCTCCAGAGCATGGACATCGAGCAGGCCGAGATGCGCCGGACGGTGATCGACACCAGCGCCGAGCAGCTCGCCGCGCTCGACAGTATCGGCGCGGCCCTGCGTGAGCGAGAGTCTGCGCTGCAACAACGGCAAGATGAGCAGGCGTCCGCGGCGCGCCAGCAGGTTGATCTGCTGAGCGCGATTGTCGAAGGCCAGGAGGCGGAAATCCGGCAGCGCGCCGCGGCCATGCAGGCTCTGCAGGAGCAACTCGCCAAGCTGCAGGACCAGATCGGGCGCATCCAGTCGAGCGTCGAGTCTATCGAGGTGGCGGCGTGATCCGGTACGTGGCCGAGGTCGAGGTCATCGTGGGCGGAGTGCCGACGACGCACTATTTCGGCACTACCGGGTTCGCAACCCGCGGCACGGACACGCCTGCGCACACGTACGTCTCCGGTCGGCTGGTCTCGCCTGGATGGATTCAGCGATCGCTGTTTTCCGGATCGCGCATGACCGGAGCCGTCCGGCCGTCGTATGGGGCGCTGGAGCTCGCCAACGCGGATGGCGGGCTAGATGCATGGATCGGCCATGCGGTGTCTGGCGGCCGGGTGACGGTCCGGTATGGAGACGAAGACGCGGCGTACCCGGCCGGTTACAGCACTGTCTACGTCGCGTACATAGAGCGCATGCAGGCCGACCTGGAGTCCGTCAGACTGATCCTGCGGGATCGACTGGCGCAGGCGCTGGACCAGCCGATGGTCGCGCAGACGTTCAGCGGAGCGGGTGGCCTTGAGGGGACTACGGGCTTCGCCGGCAAACTCAAGCAGGCGGTGCTCGGTGATCCGGGCTACGTGCCGCCGATCCTGGTCGATGCCGCCAAGCAGCTATGGTACGTCCAGAGCACAGGGCCATATTATCTCGCGGCGCTGCTGCAAGTGTACGAAGGTGGCGTGCAGATCACGCGGGGCACCGACTACGCCTCGTCGGCCGATATGCTGGCGACCACGCCGTCACCCGGTGAAGCGCGGTTCTGGGCGCCAGCCTCCGGGCCGGTGTACTTCCGGCTTGGCGGAGTGCCGGTGTACGACCTGCGGGTGCAGGCGTTTTCCGGCGCGCCGCCAGCGGGCGCGGGGTGGACGATCGGGATGCTTGCCGTGCAAGCCGGGATCAGCGGCGCGACAAGCACCGTGGCAGTCGATGGTACGCTGGTCGACGACGACCGCACATACATGCAGATCATGGATGATGCTTGCGCGGTCCAGCTCGGGTGGTACGGGATGACGCGCCTCGATACGTGGTCGTCTGGCATCCTGGCCGCACCGACCGGATCGCCATTGC